AACCTTCCCTTCGGCCCTTTGACCTCAATAAACTTAACTTCCCCTGGTTTCATACAAATTAAATCAGGCATACCAGCTCGGTTGCACATAATAAGTTTTATCACTGTCCAGCCTTCTTTCTCGTGCCTGTCGATCAGCTTCTTCTGATATTGTGCCTCGGTCATTCCTGTAATGCTTAATCGTATAGCTTTCCTTAGATTGTACTACCTGATAAATTTTTGGCTCAATTCCTTTTTCTGCGAAAACATAATGGATTTTATTCTTCCTATCCCTGCCAAGAAAACTTGCCCTCTCTCTGCCCTGCAAATAACTTAAGGCAGAATAATCTATTCCCATAAAAATCAGATGATCAGCACTACTCAAATTAACACCTTCTCTGCAACTCTTGACCTGACCAATAAAAACAGAATCACTTACGGCATTAAATATATCTGGATCATCTGTTGCCCTAGCACCAAAACTTTCTCTGAGCATTTTGCCTTCAGCTATAAAGCAATATAAAATAGCAATCCTTCCACTAAAGTTATTCTTTATATAATCAATCTTGCTTTTATCAAATACCACTGTTCCATGATTCTCCGTAATGACATGACCATTATATATTTGCCTTAATTTACTCATTACCTTTGCTCCTGTATCAGCAACAACCGATCTTCCTGTTGGTTTGCCAATAACACCGTTTTTTATAATTCTCAAAGCCAACCTGTATGTTCTTCTGGACATCTTTACTAAATGCACCTGTTCCTCTACTTCTTGAGTGAAACCTGCTTCCTTCTGCGTCATCTGGACTGTATAAGGTGCAATATCCTTTAAAATTCTGCTTTGCCTAGCATCTGAATAATCTTTAATGACAACACCAGTTCCTACTCTTTTCTCCTTTATATCCACATAATCACTGGCCCATCTATAAAAGTTCTGATATTTACTCCATAAAAAAGGGGTCAATGACCATTGATGATATAACTGGCTGAAACTTTCAGGGCTTGGTGTCCCACTCATCAAAATAATAATGTTATATCTAAGCTGCAAGATATTCTGATATCGTTGAGATGGTTTAGGAAATGCACCCACGCTATGAGCTTCATCAACGATAATCATATTCCAACTTGTACCCTTAAAATTTTTTAACTGTTCAAAGTTAGTTATGGATACTATCTCTTCAAGATTCATTTTTTCTATATCGTTTTTAATGCTGGGAATTGCTTTTTTCTTAGTAATAACCAACACCTTTTCAAGTGCCATATTCTTAACAACAGATAATGCCACTAACGTCTTACCTGTTCTACATTCACCGCTTAGATATGCACATTTTTTGATCTGACATAACTTGGTTAACTTTCTACTTGCTGCCTTTTGATACTCTCTTAATTTAATCATTGACTATACTGGATTTAGTGGTATCTTACCCTATAGTGATACATAATCAACCCTAAACATGGAACAAGATCAAAGTTTAAAAACCATCAATATCCAACTCTCGCAGGGGCAGATAAAATGGCTTGATGATAACAAAGGGTCTGAATCAAGATCTTGTTTACTCAGACTAATCGTAAACGAAAAAATGGAGCAGGCCGTTTAACAATGGATATAAAAGAAGAACTGCTTGGCCTTCCCAAGGACTGGGGTTTTGTTGCCGTAAAAAATAAAAGACCCTATCAAAATGATTGGCAGAATAATCCGCTTAAACAATCACAACTTTTTAAGGAACTTGTTGCAAAACGATCAACAGGGATAGGCGTTTGCTGTGGCGTTCCTTCTGGTGGTTTACTTTTTCTTGATCATGATGGGCCGTCAGCAGCAAAGATATTAGGTGAATGGGGGTTCTCTCTTTCCTCATTACCTCCCTCATGGATGGTCACATCAGGTCGGGTTGGTAGATTTCAAATAATATACAAGGTTCCAGAAAAGTATTGGTCAAAAATTAAAACTCGTAAATATCAAACAGGGGTAAAAGATGAAGATGGTTCAGTTGAACAGATCGAACTGCGGTGGAATGGTACTCAATCCATAGTTTCTGGTTCTCATCCAATGACTGACGGCTACAGGTGGATGGATGGTAGATCACCAAGGGATATTAAAGAAATAGCTGAAGCTCCACTTGGAATAATAAAAAAGATGATGGAGCAAAAGAAACAAACAAAAACTCCTCAAATACAAACCCTAAATTCAGATACTGATAAAGCACGTTCACTTCTTCAATCAATTAATCCAAATCGGCTTGATGATTATGATGCTTGGCTAAAAATTGGGATGGCTGCACATTCAGTTGGCGATAATTCACTTCTCCATGATTGGGAACAATTATCACAAAAAAATAGTAAATATCAATCAGGAGATTGTGAAAAGAAATGGGCATCTTTTAAATCTTCAGGAGTCTCTTTAGGTACTCTTCAAAAGTTTGCTTCAGAAGATGGTTGGACTCCTCCTCCACGTTCTTTCCCTACATCAATAAAACCAACAGAAGAAGCAACACCAGTTCCTCGTAAATTAGAACAACTTACTTCACAGGAATTAATAAACTTTTTACGCAACCTGAAACAGGAAATTCGATTTAATACCTTTTCTCATTCAATAGAAATGGATGGCAAAGTTATTAAAAATATTGAACTCTTCTACCTGACACTTGCAGAACTTGGTTATAAAGTGCCAAAAGAAATGGCCATTGATTGCCTCCTTAAGGTGGCTCATGAAAATGAATATGATCCTGTAAAGCTATATCTTGATCATTGCTACAACGAAATCCAACCAACATACATTGAACGGCTTGCCTCCACATATCTTAGGCCTCAGGATCAAAAACTTACAGAACCGACCATATATGATGTGATGCTGAAGTTGACTTTAATCAATGCAGTAAGAAGAGTTTATATGCCAGGTTGTAAACATGACACAGCCACTGTGTTACAAGGTTCACAAGGAATAAAAAAATCTTCTTTTTGGCAGACTTTATTCGGGCCGTTCTTTTCTGATGCTCTCGGTGATATTTCTTCTAAAGATGATCTTTTAGTCCTACATCGTTCATGGGGAATGGAATGGTCAGAAATTGATGGAGTTACAAGTCGCAAACACGCTGGAACAATAAAAGCATTTTTATCAAGATCAACCGATCTTCTTCGTGTCCCCTATGGTAAAGCAGTAGAAGAATGGCCAAGAAGAGGCATTATTGTCGGCTCAACAAATAAAGAATCAGGAGTGCTGATAGATGATACAGGCAATAGGCGTTTCCACATAATCCCTTGCACTACAAAATCAATAGACCTTGACTCCCTTCAGTTGGAGAGAGACAGTATTTGGGCGGCTGGTGTTGCTGCCTTTAAAAATAAAGAATCGCACTTCTTATCCTTTGAACAGGAAAACCAGATTGAAAAAGAAAATCTTAAATATATGGTCGATTCTCCTTGGTCTTCTGTTATCAGTAATTGGTTGAATGATCCTTCTAACTCAGTTAAAGATATTACTATTGAACTTTTATTATCTGAAGCTGTTGAAAAACCTATCGAAAGACAAACAAAAAGTGATGTTATGACCGTAAGTCAAATCTTAAGGAGTCTCAAATATGATCGTAAAAAGAAAAGAGTCATGGGAACATCTAAATGGGTATGGTTTGCAGAACCTTCTTAATGTTCCTTACTGTTCCTACCTTGTTCCTACCTTCGGGAACACTTAAAACCCTTTCTATAACTACTATATATATATATGTTCCTAATGTTCCTAGTATATTATATATAAATATAATAATAATATATATAGGGGATATAGGGGTAAAATATAACGTTAGGTAAGTTTGGTGCAAAGGTGGGAACATCGGGAACGTGGGAACACCTCTCAGTCTTAAATGAGTCTCAAAATACACAAAATATTCATATTTTCGCTTTTGCGTGTAACATCTATGTAATGGCTAAAAAAGGAACAAAAATAGAAACTGTTATCAGATCTCGCAAACTTGGTGAAATAATCGCCAAAGGTGGGAGGAGATCTGATTGTGTTAAATATGCTTTGAAGAATTGGGGGGTCAGTGCAACAACAGCAGATAAGTATTTAGAGATCGCTAGAGCCGAAATGAAAGCCGATTGGGATATGGAAAGACCTCAAATGGTGGCCGATCTTTTATCGCAAGCTGCAACGCTACAAGTGGAAGCAAGAAAAAAAGGACATTTACATATTGCTCTTGGTGCAATCAATACAGCAGCTAGACTCGCACAGATTATTTCGTGAGCATTTTAGATACAGTCCAACCTGGGAAAGTTTTATATCAAATCGGTGCTTATGATTTACCGACATCTGATGAAGCTATAAATCGTATATCTCAAGATTTGCTACCGCATCAATCAAAGTTTTGTGATGACCTTGACCATAGGAAACTTGCTTTAGTTTGTGGTTTTGGTGCTGGAAAAACTCACGCATTAATATCAAAATCTTGCATATTGGCAGCTTTAAATGTTGGTCATGTTTCCGCACTTTTTGAACCTACTCATGCAATGTTAGTTGACATTCTTGTGCGAACCATGAATGAACTGTTAGACCAATGGCAGATTCCTTTTTCTTATAGAGCCTCTCCTTTACCATCTTTTACTTTGGAATTTAAAGAAGGTACTCATACAATCTTATTGAGAACAATGCTTACATATCAACGTTTGCGAGGGCAAAATTTATGTGCGATTGGATTTGATGAGGCAGACACAGTTCCAAAAAGAGAGGCAGTAAACGCTATGAACATGGCATTAGCAAGACTTAGATCAGGTAATATTCAACAGTTTTATGCAACAACAACTCCAGAAGGTCATGGTTGGGCATTTGAAACATTTGAAAAAAATAAAAAATCCGATACAGGATTGATACAGGCCAAGACAAAAGATAATCCATATCTTCCTGACAATTTTATTGAATCTCTTGAAGAGAATTATCCACCGCAGCTAATCAAGGCATATCTTCTTGGACAATGGGTCAACCTTACAAGCGGTCAAGTCTATGATCGGTTTAATCGTGATGATCATGTAATTAATAAGATACCTTTCGATATAAAGATGGAGGTATTAAGAATCGGGGTTGACTTTAACGTGATGAATTGTAATGCCGTGATCGGTGTCAAGTCTGGAGGCAAGTTAATTATCATAGATGAGATATCAAAACAAAATGATACAGATGCCTTGGCACAGGAAATACTTAGGCGTTATCCTTCAAACAGAATATTAGTTTACCCAGACGCAAGTGGATCAGCACGCTCAACGATTAACGCATCAAAAACAGACATCGCAATTCTCGAAAGTTACGGCTTCAGTTCAATGGCTCTCAAGAGCAACCCCTTTATCAAAGATCGAGTTGCAACCGTCAATGCGTTACTACAGAACGGCAAAGGGGAAAGACGTTTGGAGATTCATGCCAGTTGCACTCGTCTGATTGAGTGCCTTGAATTGCAAAGTTATGACGAAAAGACAGGCGATCCTGATAAACAGAATGGATATGATCATCATGTGGATGCACTTGGTTATTTAATTTATCGTGAATTTAATATTCTTTATGGAAGGGCAGGAAAGCCAACTGGTATTAGAATATATTAAAAGTAATGATACTATGAGGAAAAACCGTGTATAGCTCCCTAAATATTTACAATCAACCTGTAACTGTAGCTCCTACAACGGTTGCTAGTCCTAATGCTGCCTACCAAAGAATGTCTAATTTTTGGGATTTGATCGCAGATTTAAAGGAAGGAACATATAAGATCAGGAGTGAACATAGAAAATATTTGCCACAAGAAAATCGAGAGACGGACGATAGCTATGATGTCAGACTCAGCAGAAGCACAGTAGTTCCCTATCTGCAACGAATCGAGAAAATGCTATCAGGTATGCTGGTCAGGAAGCCAATTAGATTAGATGATGTTAGTGATTTAGTAAGAGAGCAGTTGTTTGATGTAGACCTTGAGGGTAATGACTTAAATATCTGGTTATATCAAACAGCAAGACAAGCCATAAGCTTCGGGCATATAGGGGTGCTTGTAGATGCACCAAAGGAAGGCGAAAAAACAAGGCCATACTGGGTAACATATAAGCCATCAGATATTTTAGGTTGGAGGACTGAGATAGTAGAAGGTGCAAGGAAATTGATGCAAGTACGTTTGATGGAGCAGGTTGTAGAGAACGATGGACAATATGGAGAAAAGGTAGTGAAACAAATAAGAGTATTAGAACCAGGTCGTTATGAAA